AATTAGGCATAACAGAGGCGCAATCTATGAGAACACAACCACAAGAAGTTATTGAACGTTTAGAAGCAGACAATTCACGATTAGCTAAAGAGCTTATATTAGCTGAAGTAATGCATGAAGGACTAGATGAGTTCTTTGAAGGCATTTGTATGGCACTTGATCCACTTGTAACATTTGGTGTTAAGAAAGTACCTGAGCGGTCAGACGTACTTAGTGGACAAGGATTAGACTGGGCTACATTTAAAGTACTAGCTAACCAACTTATTAACCGTGAGCTTACAGGACATGCGGCTCGCGATGCAATTGAACTTGCAATGAGCGTTGCTACTACTGAACAGTGGAATGGCTTTTACCGCCGCATCCTAATTAAAGACTTGCGTTGTGGTATGAGTGAAAAGACTGTAAACAAGGTAGCTAAACAAGGTTGGCCACAATATGCTGTTCCAATCTTTGGATGTCAGCTTGCACATGATAGTGCTAATCACGAAAAAAAGATGATTGGTGTAAAGCAAATTGAAGTTAAGCTAGATGGTGTGCGAGTACTAGCAGTATGCCGCGGAGGCAAAGTAGAGTTGTTTAGCCGTAACGGAAAACAGTTCCATAACTTTCCACATATAATTGCAGAGATTGAATCAGTACTTGCAGAAAAGCCTGCTCCATATGACTGTGTATTAGATGGCGAAGTAATGAGTGCAGACTTCCAGGATCTTATGAAGCAACTGCAACGTAAAGATGGTAAGAAAGCAACAGATGCAGTACTACACTTATTTGATTTTATTCCATTAGTAGACTTCCTTAACGGATCGTGGGATAAGAAGCAAACAGACCGTAGTAACTATGTTAAGTACTGGGTATTAGAAAACGAAGACCTCTTAGAGCATGTACAAGCGTGTGCATGGGAAGATGTTGACCTTAGTACCACTAAAGGCGAAGAACGCTTTGTAGAGCTAAATAAAGCCGCTGTAAACGGCGGATATGAAGGTGTAATGATAAAAGACGTTGACGCACCGTATACGTGTAAGAGGTCACATGCTTGGCTAAAAGCGAAGCCGTTTATCGAAGTAACACTTACTGTTGTAGGTGTTGAAGAAGGCACAGGCCGAAACGAAGGCAGACTTGGTGCATTTATCTGTGAAGGCCGCGATGATGGAAAAGACATTAGTGTTAATGTTGGTAGTGGCTTTAGTGATGCCCAACGTGATGAATATTGGACTAATGCACTTAACGGACATCTTATAGAAGTACGTGCTGATGCTGTTACACAAAATCAAGATGGTACTTACAGTTTACGTTTTCCCCGATTTAAAACTTTTCGAGGGTTTGAACCAGGCGAAAAGATCTAAAAAGGTTGACACTCTAAAAAAAAGACTATATACTACACGTAACAGTTAGAGGAGAAAGACATGGCATCCGTTAAAGCATTGACTAAAAAGCCAAGGAAAAAAGTAGTTCGTGGAGCACCTCGTATTAAACGGGGTAATAAACTTTCCGAACCTAGTTGGGAAGGTTGCTTAGATTGGTCTGGAGAAACTTTCCATAAGTTTAAACGAGAGTCCGGTGCTTGGTATTACGAGCATTTTAAAGCCGCTGACTTATATCCAGCAGTATTTGAATGGATGAAAGAAAACGGGTATAGTAAAACAGACATAGCCGCAGCAAAGGCTGCACCAACACATGCATTAAGTGTTACAGCTGGTATCCAGGCAAAAATGTTAATGAACGGCATGCCTGATACAAATCCAAAACATGATGCATATTGGAAAAGTATGCCTGGGTGTATGGGAGATAAAGTATCTCCTGTAACAGAGTTTTTAGTAACACGTATTACACTAGCTATTGAGCAAGGTAGCAAAATTGTTAAAGTAAAGCAAAAAGAGGAAGAATCTACAAAGAATGTACATGTTCCTACTATACAAGAACGTATTAAAGATCAAGCACTTGATCAAGCTCAAGAGATTGAAACTTGGTTAGAAGGATTTATTGTAGATAAGAAAACCTTTGATCCAAAAGGATTTGACTTTAAGAAACATTTTAGTCAAACTGGTGTTACACAAGCACATGCCCGTAAACTAAAAAACTTTTACATAAACGAGTTAGATGACTTTAAAGACTTGCAACGGTTTCCAACTGCTGGACAGTTGCAGAAGATGACTGAACACGAGCAAGATATGTGGGCTCAACTTAAAGAAGGTTATCCACATATTAAGAAAGCAGATATTAAAAACTACACTATTGCTATTGAAGAACTTATGACAGCATTAGATTTTGTAATTGAAAGTGCAAAAGCAACTAGAGCACCTCGAAAGGCTAAGCCTAAAAGTGCTACTAAACTTGTAGAAAAACTAAAGTTCCTTAAGACTGATGACAAATTTAAACTTGCTAGTGTACAACCAGACCAAATTGTTGGTGCTAGTGAGCTGTGGGTGTTTAATACCAAGACACGAAAGCTAGGCAAATACATTGCTAAGAATATTGATCCAAAAGGTATGCAACGTGAAGGAAGTGGGCTTAGTGTTAAAGGCACAACTATTATTGGCTTTGATGAGAAGTTAAGTATACAAAAAACTATGCGTAAACCAGAGGATCAGCTTAAAGAGTTTAAGACATCAGGTAAGGTAGCATTACGTTCTTTCTTAGACGATATCAAGACTACTGATACAATGCTTAATGGAAGGTGCAATCCTGATACAATACTTCTAAAGGTAAGTTGATAAATACTTATATGAGCAATGAATTAGAAACAGTTTTAGCAAGCCTAGGTCAAGCTATTAATCAAAAGATTATATCTGCACCGGCACCTACATTAGATATATCCGATCGTTCCATAAGTGGTAATAAACTTAATGGAGGTACATATGCAAACTTTGCAAGTACTGGTATTAAGGACAAAGCTACATATGCTGGTGAGCCAATCTTAACAATTGAGAATGATAAGATTGTAACTGATGCAATTGCTGTTAATACTGTATTAACTCCGTTAACTATAAAAGGTAACCTAACAGTTGAAGGCGGAGTAACTGCTCAAACATTACATGTAAATGAACTAACATCAGATACTAGAACTGAAAGAACTACTCCGTTAGAGTTTAAAGGAGAAGATAACTTAGCTCCATTTAATAAAGGATTAATTTGGACTGGTGCAGGATCCACTAGGCAGTTTATGTACAGAGATGGCGATCCTAGGTTCTTTAGTTCAGAATCAATTGACTTACAAAATAACAAAGATTATAAAATTAATAATACAATTGTGTTATCTGAGACAGAATTAGGCACTGCGGTAATTAAAAGTAATTTAAGAAAAATTGGTACCTTACAGTCACTAAATGTTTCTGGAGATGTAACAATCGGAGAATATTTATTCTGGGATAATAATTCTTCAAGACTAGGAATTGGCACAGACGCTCCTAATGGCGATTTAAGTATTGCTTCATTAGATCACGAGTTTATTATTGCAGCTGATGATAGAGAATTTAAAATAGGTACATGGAGTACTTCAAAGTTAAACATTATTACTGACGATACAGTAAGAATTTCCGTTAGTGCAACTGGAGCAATACAGTTAAATGACAAAGTTAACATTAATGGTAAGTTAGGCGTTGGTGTTAAAAACTTTGAAACAGATGCTGACATTACTACAGCAGGACCAGTTAGATTTCAAGGCAAAAAACAAGAAGTTGCTGATAATATTCCAACATCGGGAACCTATAAGTTAGGCGATATTGTATGGAATAGTAATCCAGTGCCAACCGGTTACATTGGCTGGGTTTGTATAAGAGACGGTTCACCAGGTGAGTGGAAATCTTTTGCTCAGATAAGTGCGTAAAGCTCTTATTTAATATTATTCAAACAAACAGTAAATACCTTTGCACCCTCGGAGGTAGGCAATGACAAAATCAAAAGATAGTAAAATAGTAGCACAAGTAGAACGTTGGGAATTTTTTGCAAGACTAATCCCTACATGTTTCCTTGCTCTCTGTGTAGGTCTAGTAACTTTTGGCATTATAGACTTTAAAGCAGCATTCTGGTTAGGTATGGGCATGTTCGCATGCACTGCGGTTACTTGGTGGTTTTGGACAATATATACTATACGTCATTTAGTAATAACTATTAACAGAGCAAGCCAAAACCTATCAGATATTAAAGATGAATGTGCTAAACTAACAAATGATATAAAGGCACTACGTGATGATAGATAAAGTAAAGGCAGTAGTAAACATTGTTAGCGGATTAAGTATGGTTACAATTATATCACTAGGTATTATGTATTTGAGTTTTAATAATGCATTTGTATTTACTGATATTAAGATTGAAATAGTAAATAATCCAGTGTCAGGCGAAACTATAGATTTTATGATGATAGGCTCTAAAAAATACGAATGTAATAGCGTACGAGTTTACGGCATAGCATATCACAAAGACGGTCATATGCACAAACTAGACAAATTTATAAAACAATACACTCGTAACGTAAGTCCTGGAAAGCCAGTACCTAATCAATGGACTATGAAACGGCCAGATTCTATGGTAGCAGATGGTGATTATCGTGTTAGTATGACAGGTGACTTTATTTGTAACTATCTAATTTTCCAAGAAAAAAAATCACAAACATACGATAATATTTTACTAGTTGTAAAGCCACGCTAAATAAATTTATGTATGTATTTGGCAACGGCGAGAGTCGCACCTCTGTAAACATTGATAACCTAAACGGCACTAAGATAGGATGTAATGCTATCTATCGAGATTATACTATGGATCACTTAGTATGTGTTGATCGTCGAATGGTAAACGAAGTAATTGGTGATCTTCAAAAAAATAATTATGCACTAGTGTACACTAGAGAAGATTGGTTAAGTCAATATAAACAATTTAAAAGAGTACAAGTAGTTCCAAAACTTCCATATAACGGAACAGAACGATGGGACGAACCCTTTCAATGGGGCAGTGGTCCGTACGCTGTATTGCTATCTGCAAAGCTGTGTAAGGGTCCTACAGTGCGTCTAGTAGGCTTTGACTTACATAGTGCTACTAGCACAGTTAACAATGTATACAAAGACACTAGCAACTACGACCCGGCAGACAAAAATGCTGTAGATCCAAGATATTGGGTACATCAAATAAACAAAGTGTTTGAATGGTTTCCGCAACTACACTTTAAAATATATCAAAAAGAAGATTGGATATTGCCAACTATCTGGCAAAAAGATAATGTTTCACTTGACAACCTAGACAATTTGTAATATAATAAGTACAAGACAGAGGACTTAATGCGTCGACCCTCTTTAAATACTCCGCCGTTTAATTAGGAGAACACATATGGCATATTATTCAACAAAACATTACGGACATAACATTGGCTTGTCAGCGGTATTTAGGCAACCTAACGCAGATCATTCACACTGTCATCTATTACACGGATACAGTTTAGCATTTACATTTAAGTTTGGCTGTACAGATCTAGATGAAAAGAACTGGGCAGTAGACTTTGGCGGATTGAAGCCACTAAAGAAATGGCTCGAAGACAACTTTGATCACAAGACAGCAATTGACAAGAACGATCCATACTTAGATAAGTTTATGGAACTGCAAGAACTTGACCTAGCAGAGATTGTTGTTATGGACGGTGTTGGTGCTGAGAAGTTTGCAGAACATGCATTTAACTTTGCAGACAAACTTGTACGAAAAGCAACTAATGATCGTTGTTTTTGTGTAAGTGCAGAATGTGCAGAACATGGATCTAACTCAGCAATCTATGAAAAAGACAAAGATTTAGGAAGAAAAGATGACAGTTAGAATTATAGCAGGCCCCTGTCAACATGAAAGTATGTACGAAAGTTATGAGATAGCAGTTCATTGTAGACGAGTCTGCGAAGAACTAGGCGTTGATTATATTTTTAAAGCAAGTTTTGATAAAGCAAACAGGAGTAGTAAAGACGGAATTCGAGGCGTTGGCTTTGAACAAACAATGAACGACTTTAAACTACTAAAACAAAAAAACGGCGGTAATATAAAAATATTAACAGATGTACATACTGTTGAGCAAATTGAATTAATCAACTCTGAGTACTCTGACTTAGTAGATGTTTTACAAATTCCAGCATTTTTATGTAGACAAACTGATTTAATAACAGCCGCATGTAACACAGATAAGATTGTTAATATTAAAAAAGGACAGTTCCTTGCACCCTGGGACGTTGAGAGTATCCTTTCTAAAACTACTGGTGCCAAAGAAGTTTGGATAACCGAAAGAGGAACAAGTTTTGGATATAACACTTTGGTGGTTGATTTTACCGGCTTGGATTACATGCTTAATAATTACAACGTGCCTATTATATTGGATGCCACCCACGCAGTACAGAAACCAGGCGGTCTTGGAAGTAGTAGCGGCGGCAACCGCGATTACGTTCCTGGCTTATGTCGTGCAGGTGCTGCTTTGGGGATTAGGAATTTCTTTTTAGAGGTACATCGTGATCCTGATAATGCTCCAAGTGATGGCCCTAATGCATTGCACTTAAAAGACTTTGAAAGTGTAATTAAAAGTATTGTGAAAATTACTGACGCTATAAAAAGTGAATAGCATGACTAAACTAGATAAGTTAAAGTATAGCAAAGAAGAATACCGTCGATTAAAATCTGAACAAAAGGCTAACAAGCTCGCCTTAAAAACTAGCGGTGGAATTGCAGAGAATGTTGTAGTACAAACTCCACAAATTGATCCAGGTCAAATTTATATAATTTGCGTAAAACACGGAATCAAGTACTCTGCAGATTATGTTAATACATTGTATAATATGGTTAGTCGTCATTGTACTTTGCCATTTGAATTTTGTTGCTTAACAGATGATGGAACTGATATTAACCCAAATATAAAAATTATTGCTTTGCCCAAGTTTTTACAAGGGTGGTGGTGTAAACCTTATATCTTTAGTAACTTACCAATTAAAGGAACAGTTTTATACTTGGATTTAGATGTGGTTGTTTCGGATAACATTGATCAGATATTTGATTATTCTCCAAACGATTGGTGTATTATTAGAGATTTTACTAGAGCAATGCGACCAGACTGGAAAAAATATAATAGTTCAGTTATACGTTTTAGAACAGGACAACTTGAAAAGTTATGGCAAGATTATTCTAAAAATTGGAAAGAAGTACAAAATAGATTTTTTGGAGATCAAGATTGGTTATATGATGCATCAACAAACGCCGGGATACCTGCAAAATTGTTTCCTGATAGTTGGATAAGAAGTTGGAAATGGGAAATAAGAAATTCAAGAGAATTTGAACCCGGAAGAACAAAGGGGCATAGAATCTTTAAAAAAATAGAACATGTAGAGCCACCAAAAGATTGTGTTATTACAGTGTTTCACGGAGATCCAAATCCTCATAATTGTCAAGACCCTTGGGTAGTAAACAACTGGAAATAAAATGAAAAACTTAGATGAATTAGAAAATTACTTAGAAGGATGGATAGAAACATTAGACGTCCAAAATTCTATTAATAAAGGTTCAAGATGTCCTTATGCAAAATCTATTTGGACAGACAAAAAAGCAAAGATAGTTAAAGTTCCAGAAATGAATCTGCATAATTTTTGGTCAACAGTTGCAACTGAATGTAATAATTTTGATTACACACACAAAATTGTAATAATTGCTGCAGACACTGATGATAACATAATAAACCAACTACAACTTACAGGTGGTGTTGATGCTCTAAATAGCTTTGTTAGTGTGCAAAATAAAGATCTATGGTTTTTACAATCAATGTTTGAATTATATACTATGGTTTTTATACAACAGCTTACTGAAATAGATGATGCTAGTAAACAATTAGAGAAAACACAGTACTATAAACAAATGCATCCTTACAATTATAATAAGAATATTATTCGTCGTAGAAAGATTAGAGAACAATTAACTTGACTGTTACAATTAAATATGCTATAATATATTTAAATAAAACGTATAGGCACAAACATGATTAAACGTATAGGATTTGCATGCAAGTACATGCACCCGGATCAAACGCAAAAGAAAAAAATACTTGAAGAAATACAGCGTCCACTAAATACAAAGTCAACTACAGTACAGTGGTTGAATAGACAGACTCGTGATGTAGCAGAACAAAGGTTGTGGGACATTATGGTGCATAACATTCAATCGTACTACAACTTGATTGATTATGTAGGAGGATTACCTGATGAACTTAGAATGGTACGACTTGGCAGTGATTGCCTTCCTGTATACACTCACCATCAGTGGTCTTATTATTGGAAACTCCCTGCTGTTATTAGCTATTGCGAACGGGAATTTGCAAGGGTTGGAGAACAAGCTCGTTTGCTGGATGTTCGCCTCTCTATGCATCCTGGGCAATTTACTGTACTTGCTAGTGACAGCCCAGATATTGTTGATAGGAGCATAGAAGAATTTGAGTATCATACGGACATCATTAGGTGGATGGGCTACGGCCGCAAATTTCAAGATTTCAAGTGCAATGTCCACATATCAGGTAGACAAGGTCCAGCCGGTATCAAAGCCGCACTTAAACGCCTCTCACCAGAGGCACGAAACTGTATTACAATCGAAAACGACGAAAACAAATGGGGTATCAAAGACAGTCTTGAGCTTGCAAACGATCTCGCTTTGGTGTTAGATATCCATCATCACTGGTGTAGAGAAGGAGAATATATAAGTGCAACAGACGACCGATTTAAACGTATCATTGATAGTTGGAGGGGTGTTCGGCCTACTATTCATTATAGTGTTAGCAGAGAGGATCTTCTCTCACTACATAGCAAAAGAGTTAGACCAGATTTTCGATCCTTGGAATCACAAGGATACAAAAAAGCGAAACTGAGAGCACATAGTGATCATATGTGGAATAGTAGTGTTAATGATTGGGCATTAACATTCTTAGACTATGCAGATATTATGGTAGAAGCTAAATGTAAAAATTTAGCCAGCATTGATCTATATAAATACTACAAAGGAACAACGAATGAATTATCTAAACAAGATGTACGGAAATCAAAAGAAGACACAAGAGACACCGTCTTCGGATAAAAATCCTAATAGAGTAACAGGTGGATTAAAAGGTCAAGGAGTTGACCACATTTTGATGGTAAGTGAAAACGGACTAGAAAACAAAATCCCAACTCAGAGATACGTACAGAGTTTAGAAGAACAACTTCGCAGTCAACGAGCAGCTATAACAGTAATAAACCGTAAATTAATGCGAGTTGAAACTTCGTTAGGAACTTTACAAGCAAGGAGAATTTCCAATGATTAAAAAATGGATTAATGCTCGTTTAAACGAGCGTACAACAGTAGACGGTGCAGTTCTAATTGGTGCTGGTATCGCGTATCTTATCTTAGGGCAAACAATTGCAAGTCTAATTGCATATGCAGCAATTGCATATGGAGCCTGGACACTTTACAAAAAAGAAACCTAAAGTTTACCAACAGGAATACTACTAGAAGCAGTCATATTCCATTTTTGCTTCTGCTCTACGCCTTTCTTCTGAGCAAATTTCTTACTATTACAGTTCTTACATACGTGAAAGTACGAATTACTTAGACGTTTAGGATCCATACTTCCTCTAGCACGTTGAAATTCTGCATCACAGTTATCACACCTAAATACACATATAGTAACATTGCGTGTATAGGTATGTTCCTTGCCGGTTTTGCTCTTACGGACATGCCGGGTTTCTTGTTGAAATTCTTTAATAAACATAACTATATTTACATAAAGATTATAAAATTAAAATATAAATACAATATAGTAAGGAAATCAAATGACAATTTGTACATTAACAGATACTGCAAAAGCACAGATTGATAGCATATGTCAAGAAACAGACAGCTATGCAGTTAGTCTTAACTTAAAAGGTGGCGGTTGTGCCGGCTTTGAATACGATTGGGCGGCTGTAGCAACAGAAGCTGACCTAGAAGCAAACGATGTAGTTATTGATTCAGATACAGGTAAATTTGTAGTTGGAGCTACAGCGGTAATGTTTATGATAGGTACAGAAATAGATTATGTTAAAGATATAATGGGTGCAACTTTCCAAGTTAACAATCCAAACGCACAATCAGCATGCGGTTGTGGAGTAAGTGTGAATTTTGACGTAGACAAGTTGGCACAGCCAGCAATATAACGGAGTATAATAATGGCAAGACAAGAAGTAAACATTGGTGTAGAAGGTAATGACGGCACCGGCGATAGTATTAGAGAATCGTTTCGTAAAAGTAATGAAAACTTTTCGGAACTATATGCAGTATTTGGCCAAGGCGGCACAATTAATTTTACAGCATTAGCAGATACTCCAGATGAACTTACACCAAATACTATTCCGTTAGTAAACGATGCAGGTACATCAGTACAATTAGCAACACTTGCTTCAAATGCAGCACTAGGTGGCGGCGCATCAGATACTATTGTGTTTAGCTATAATATAGCTGGAAAACTTATAATTTCAACAGCATTTACTGAAATGTCAGACGACTTAACACCTACATTAGGTGGACCAATGTCAGCTAACGGAAGTCCAATAGCAAAAGTAACAGTTTCTGATGCAGCGGCGGCTTTATATGCTTCCAGTCATGGTGATGCTACAGTAACAATTGACGATTTAGTTATTAATAAAGGCTATGCGGACCAACGTTATATTATCAGTGATAGTACAGGAACTACTCCAGTTCGTATTGCGGACGAGCCTGCAACAGTAACACAATATACACTAACAATTAATAGATATTTAAACAATAACTTAGAAGTTCTTAGTCATGGATACGACACTAGTATAAACGGAACAGCTTATAAATTTAATGCTGAAGACGCTGCACCATCAGGACTAACTACAGGCACAACTTATTATATACGTCGAGTTGATGCAAATAACTTTACACTACATACATCTGCAGCTAGTGCTGCAGCGTCAAACTTAGATGTTTCTAATTTAACTAAAGTAGCAGTATCAGGAACTATTGCAGTTACTGATGTTCATACGTTAGTTGATGTTACTTATGATTCTACGTTAGCTGGGAATTTCTTAGATAATGTTGCATTGCCACGTAAGAGTATTGTTCGTCGACAAGGTGACGAAATGACTGGAGAATTGTATCTACATGATCATCCAGGCGAACTTGCAGGCGCAGGTAAACCAAATGGCGACGAAGATATGCAAGCTGCAACAAAATATTATGTTGATAATACAGCTTATTCAAGTTCAACAAACTTATTTGTGAGTACTACTGGCGACGACAGAATGATCAGTGTACCACCTGGTAAGGAAGGTACTGCACTAACATACGCATACAGAACTATTGGCGCAGCTATGGCAAGAGCAGACGAATTAATTAAAGCATCTTCTCCAGCAACAGCAGATACTTCACCTTACAAACAAATAATTACAAAAGATAGCGGTTCTAGTTTTGCAGAGGTTACAGTTGCAGATGTTGTTTCTCCAGTATTTGAACAAACAAGACTTATTATAGAACAAAATAAAAACTTTATTATTAAAGAATTAACAGGATTTTTAAAATTTACATATCCTACTTTTGTTTATGATATTGAGTTATGTGAAAGAGATTCAG